TCCAGCACGAGAAAGGGCGTTAACGGCTCCTTCATAGTATCTAGACGGGAAGATAATATCATCTCCGAAGACATAAATCTCGTTACAGTCTTCACCATAACGACACTTGATGCCGGATCGAACCAAGGCGTAGAAGATAAGGCTCTGAACGGGAAATGTTAAACAGTTTCCCATAGGAGCCCATTTCCTAAGCTTAATCACACGATCATCTAGTAATCGACACGTCGAAGCACGCGAGCAGGATATAATGTCATAGGCATAAGTTCCAAAAAGGAACTTTACCAACTGACACGAAATCCTATCGCTGGCCTCCTTAAGATCCAGGGTTACAAACTCCCTAGACTCACTGGAGGACAATGCTAGTCGTGCGTTCACCTCCTGATCATCGAAATTAATTCGACGAGCAGTGAGGGGGGAGCGCATTATAGCATCTTCGAGTAATCGCCGACAGCCTTGTTGTATCCATATGGCCTCCTTCGGGTGCACGCAAATTAAGCGTGGACCTCTGGAGTCCTTTGGAACAGCAACAAGACGTGACTCAATGTAGTCACGCTCGACTAAGCACTCCTGCCGCTGAGCAATCATCTCTCCCCAGAAGTTGGGGAGTCCGATGAAATACTCGGCGAATGGGAAGTGCTGCTCGATTGTTCGGTAGATGGAAGAGAAGTCTCCTTTGTTCCATGGTTCACACCGGGGGTACACTGCCCCCGGGCCATGGGACGGGATTGCCTTCTTCCAGTCGATCGAGTATATGACTCGTCCGACGATTGATCGTGCTGTGGAGTAGAATGACTTGTCGGCGGTCTCAAAATGAGATTCCCAACATGCCACACCGTCCTCAGTATTGATAAAAGAAGCTTGTGCTTCATTCAATTGCTGATTTGATGGTTCATTCTCGATCTTATAGCAGAATAACAATATCTGCCTCAGATACCGGAGGGCGCGACCAGAGTGAGTACTCTGGAACCAATCCGACAGGGGTTTAACCCAGTCCGGAAAGGTTGGATATTCCTCGTTTCCCTCAAGGTACTGAAGCAGCATCTTGTCAAGCTTAGGCCCTTCGTTAAGGAGCCAGGCGTCATCAATGTCATCGGGAGCGCAAAGGTGCACTCCTGTCAACGACGACACGTCTGCTAGCAGGCGTACGTACAACTCAGTCATGAACGTACCTCTATAGAAGGCACCCGTACGGGTTGACCTGCATTCTGCTCGTTTCATGCGATCCTCCTTATTCCCATAGTGAATAAATCACCAGAGATAGCGAAGGATCCCAGCGTCTCGACTAGATCTGTTAATGCCGAACTGGATGGTCTTCCAACGGGCGCAAACCCGCTGTTAACCGTCCTGAGAGGACAATACACACCTAGTGACCATAGACCGTGCACTCTTAGCGTACTCCAATCATCAACTCGATGACGAAGAACTAATACGTGCTGGTGCATGTGATCCGTTGCATAAACCCACGACCCCGGATACGACCCTGAAAAGAGTCGCGTCCAGGAAACTTCCCGACCGTGAAAGACAGGGACATTAAAGTCCCTATCCATACGGCAGGAGTAGTGTGAGTCGCATTCTGAAGAACTATGCTTTACTTTGGATTTCATATATATGACATCTAACGTTAGTGTAGTCCCCCAGAGTGGGGGTTTCTACGGCAAAACCACCTAAGCCGAAACTTACTGTTCGCCATTGACCAAGATCTCAGTTACGAGATCAAGGCCATTGGTGTTGGAAGTTCCGTGCAACAGGTTGACCATCTGAGCCTCAAGGCTTTCGATGATCGAGGCCGTAACCAGTGGATCATTAAGACGCGCAGAAACCAAATAGAGACTCGCAGCAGGGACAATAATCCCTGAAGAAATCGCCATATGATGGTCGAAGCGAACAAGAGTACGTGTACCCGCCAATTTCGTAGCGGAGTCCACGTAGGCCTGATTTTTAATCAGGAGGTTAGTTGGGAGGGTTGCCCCTCTACTAACTTCACGGCGTTCCGAACCAGTTTGGTCCGAATAACGCATCTTGTAAGCTAGCGTACTGATGGTGAGGTCTGCGTTCATAACAATTATGACTGTTTAGGTTATCTGAGTCTCTTCAGGGTCGCAGCCTTTTGGCTGAGCAAAGCACCAAGAATGGTACCTTGCTTCTTTCCGAACCTGTCGTTCATACCTGGCCAAAGGCCAGGCTGAACGCGGTGGCGGGAGTAGTGAGACAATGCCACTTGTGCGATTTCCGATCCGTCGTGAGAAGTAGTCTCTCCAGCTTGGCGTTGAATTTTATCAATACCGACGCTGCAGGACCACTTCTTACTGACGCAGATGCTCTCTACCTTCTTATGACCTCCAGTAAGGAGGTTGTCGAGGGAATTGAGAGCACCGGACATATCCACGAACCAGTCTAATACGAATGAGAACGGTATTCGTTCCCACACGAAGCTGGCGGGTCCTACGGACCCGAACCGATCAATAGCATTACTGAGTTTTTGAAAGAACTCGGTTTCATACTTATGATCGCGTATTCCCCTAACGGTACAAGTCATCACAGGTGTGATCACGGGATTAACCCGTGCTCCCCAGTAACCGCCTTGTAGTGGACTACTAGCATATCCGTTGCCAGGATTCTCTGCACCATCGGACCCAAAGGTCCCAAAGGTGCCGAGTGCCCGGCGATGGAATGATTTTGCTTTACCCGCTGTCCTGAGTGCGTGATCTACTTGCTTCCGATATGTATCGGTCGCTTTAGATAGTTTACGCATGTCAGACAAGAGCGGGGCGATCCCGAATGAGTAGTACAAGAAGCCTCCTGAGATTAACCCAACACCGTTCCGCCAGGCTTTCGCCCACGGAGTATGTTGGAACTTAGGAAGGATCTTCCAGCCCGAGCCGGCGCGCACCATTGCGCGACCGGTAACTTTAGGAACATTGATTTTCCTAAAGAGGGACTGTACACCAGTAACAAGCTCTGGAGACTCTACAACATTGAGAAGGATATCCGTCTCATTTGGATTGTAGAAGTCATCGAGCGTACGCCTGATGAGTAGTTCCTCGCTTATAGGCCAACGTGTAGAGATATGACGATGCGACGCGAAGTCGTGATCGCCAATTCCCCACTCATGCCAGAAGTAGTTCAAACCGGAGCTAATAAAAGTATTAGACCCCTGAACCAAGTTGCCCGAAGAAATGTTATTCTTCGTAAGCACCTTTCGTTCATGAATTACATCCTTATTGGAACGACCCTTACCGGGCTCGTCTTGCATGGTTTCGTAGTCGTAGTCAACTTTGGAACGAATATTCGCAGGAACAGTGTAGGTCCCATGACCTACCCATTCTTGAGAAAACGGCCCAATTAGACTCGACGTGAAGCTGTTAGTCTTGGATCGAGTACG